CTGCTCCTTCATCTTGGAAGCATTCACAATGGCGGTCACGCCATAGTTCAGCAGTTCCAGCATTTCCTGAGCAGTGGTGCCGCTACTGGTGAACCACTTATCAGCAGCAATCACATCAACAGTGCTGTTGTTGAAGAAGCCCGAGAGACCCACGGAAGCCTCACCGAACATCGCAACAGATTCCACCTTCTCTTCATAGGCACGACGCACGGCAGAAGCACGACGCTGCTCAAGGGCGATATTGGCCATTTGAGCGGCACGCAGTTCCTGAACGGTATAACCGAACGAACCACCGAAGGAGCGGATGTTGATGCTCTTCTCCACTTGGCTGATGTCAGCACGCGGCAGATCATCAGCAGCATCAGCGATGAGCTTAAACTCACCAGTGGAATCCATCACCCGATAGGTGAAGGTTTGAGCACCAGGGCCAGCCTCACTGGTCACAGGCAGGATGGTGGGGTATTTGATGTCAGCGTAAGTGACTTCAAACACCTGAGGGCGGATAAATTCAAGCTGGCGCTCAAGAAACAGACCAGCTTCATCCATACGGAAATCAGTCATCGTGATACCTCCTATCAGGAATCAGCAGAGAGGGTGAAGCTCGGACCGTTCAGCTCCAGAATGGCAATGCCGCTGGTAGTGGTCGAAGTCAGGAAACGAGCATTGGAAAGACGCACGGTCTTGCCAGAAGCGAAAGCATGGCTGAATTGACCAGCCTTGCCAGTGCCAGAAGCCGAATACAGCACGCGCACAACGCTCTTAGGAGTAACAGCGCCAGTCACGTACACGGCAACAGCGCCTTCGTTGGCAACGTTGCAAACTTGCTGGGTCTTCACGCCAGGACGACCATCGGCATCTTCAGCCTTCTCATCCACATAGGTGAGGACGTTGATACCGAGAACGGTATCAGAAGCACCAGAGATGGTGGTAGCAGAGTTGGCGACAGTGCCAGCGTTGTTGTACACCACGACGTTACCGAAAGCCAGCGCAGCGGCGGTTTCGTTTACGTAGGTGCCAATGGTATTGTCGCGAATGTCGGACAGTTGACCTTCAAGCAGAGCATCATGCTGCAGAGCGTAAGCCTGCTGCACGCCGCCCGCCGAGGCAGTACCAGAAGTGGTAAAAGTAACGGCCATGGATCAGCGCTCCTTAGAAACGGAGAGGGGATTTTTCCAAGCGTTCTGCAGCTTTTCCATGTAGGAAGAAGGAGCAGCAACGGGAGTTGCCAGGGAGGCAACAGCTTTGCGCAGTTCGTCAGTGTTGACGGAATCACCGCGAACGGCGTTTTCAGTCAGAGTGTCGAACATTGCTTGCACGTAATCGTCGGAACGCTCCGACAGATCCAGAGAATCGCCGCGAACGTGCTTAATCGCAGCTTCCATAATTTCACGGGCGCTCTTGCCAGCGAAATCAAACTCGCTATCAAGATTGATGCGAGCTTTGTCGATCAGAGCAATGCGCTCTTCCACAAGCGAATCCACGTTCACTTGCTTAGCAGCTTCCAGATCAGCCTTCACGGCTTCCAGTTCTTGCTCTAGAGCATCAGCACGACCCTCAGCGGAATCACACTTGCCCTTCATTTCCTTCTCCATGGCATCCATCTCTTCCTTCATCTTGGAAGCTTCAGACATCATGGCGTCGTACTTTTTCTTCATGTCCTCGTAGGACATTTTGGCGTCTTCACGTTCTTTGGTGATCGCCAGAGCAACGCTCTCGCTCACCTCAAACTCGGCGCCATCGAAAACGACCTTAGCGGTCATCGATGTATCCTCCGTATTAGAGAGTAAATAAGGATCAGCGGCATCTAGGCGATCCAGATGCAGCTTCACTTGCGGGCCTGCCCGACCCCTACGAACAACGGCAATGTGATTACCACTGATCATCCGTTGGATGCCGTCGTAATTTTCACCGTCATTTGTGACGCCAGGCGTGGGATCGTATTCGACCCTGTAGCCAGCGCTAACTTCTTTCGCATCACCCCGCATAATTTTCTTGATTGCCTCTTCGTCAGTGATAGTCATAACTGCACGGACGAAACCGTCGTCATAAACCACTTCCGTACCAGAGAAACCAATCTGATAGTCGCGAGTGTTCGCGCTATCTAGCAGCACTGGGGGATGTTCAAGAGTGATAGCCTTGCCCGCAAAGGAAGCGAGGCTTTCAGGAGACGCCACTTCTTCCTCAGGACGATATTCACGCCGAATGGAACCATCCGCATCGGTGTAGTGCTGCACACCAGTGCGAGCAATTGTGGCCCATGCACGAAGATAGCCCTCGGGGGTCACTTCGTATTTGTCAATGGGCGCAACGTCGTATCGGAAGGAAGTTTCGCTCATGAAACAAAGCTAACGAAATAAAACGACTCGACTATAATTATTGTTCCAGAGGTGAAACAAAATGCGTTACTTGATGGCGAGTAAGGTCAATGCACTGCGCATGCCTCATCATCAACGCAAAATTCTCGTCGCCTCACGCATGAAAGAAGCCCGCCTTAACAGCGGGCTTTCACAGCGAGACATCGCGAAGGAGCTTCATATTGGTGCCTCCACATACTGTCGAATGGAAAAAGGAGAAACTGAACCGTCAGCGGTACAAATTGCTACCCTTAGTGGACTTTACGGCGTGTCAGTCTTATGGCTCCTTGGCATGCCTAACTTTGTTGTTTACGCGGCTCAATCCTCGTCGTCTTCGTCTTCCTGAATGGAACGCACTTGCTCCTCAATGCTCTCCATCACGTAGGACTTGGCAATAGCTTCTGCCTCAAATACCAGCATCTTTACTGGCTCAAAATAGGCATCAGGCTTCTCGTAGAAGCTTTCAACGAAAATATGCGTTTCATCGAGGCGCCCATTCTTGAAGTGTTGCCGTTCGACCAGTCGCCAATGGGAAGTATTGCGGTGTTCGTGCGCCGACAGAATCGCCAGCGCTTTCATAATGCCAATACCGTCTTCTTCTTCCTCGATTACGCGCACGTATTCACTCATTGGCCTTTTTCTTTTCCATCATCTTAATGATGCGATTGGCCCATGCCCTACCAGCATCTCCTCCCCATAAAAGCCAAGCGATATAACCAGCATCGTTTTCACCACCACCCTTATTCTTTTCATGGCGAGAAAAGAACGCTGCCATGCGCTTAATCGTGGCATAACTCACGGCAGAACCACCAGCAAGGTCACTGGCCCTGGCCACGCCACTGCCAATGCCCTGCTTGCCAGCTTCCTGCGTGCTTAAGCCGCCCTTGCCATGCTTCTTGCGCAGTTCAAGGCCACGACGCGCAGCGGCCCGTACAGACGATGGAGGGGAAAGGATTCAGCGTCGCCCCTCAGGACTTTCCCGAATCACACTCCTCTTCCATTTCACCTTCTTCTTCCATTGCCTCTTCTTCTTGAAGCACTTGACGAATGAAGGCTCGCATGTATTCTTCGCTGGCATCTTTCTTCTTTATCGTCATACCAGCAGAACTGAGAGCAATTGCGACCGCTTGTTTGTAGTTCTTCACGGGTTCACCACTGCTGCTCTTGAGCTTTCCAGCTTTGTACTCACGCATCACCTTGGCCACCTTGGCCTGCTTCTCTTTCTTGGTCATGGTTCAAACAGCAATATCCCAACTATAACCATCAGCAATAATTCCATGCTCAGAGACGAAGCGCTCCATCACTCGTTCGATGTATTCAAAATGCTCGTCCTGCATGCCAGGATGACAGCCCAAGAAGAACACTTTATTTAACACTTCATAGGCGTTAGGAAATTGCTTTGCATCGCCCAGGTGCTTATACCCAGGATGCAGTAATAAGTTGCCAGCAAAATAATTCCGAGTTTGCACGCCATTGTCTTCGAAGTATTTCTGAAGCGCATGCTTGAGACTCGGGCGCTCACAGATAATTGGCACTCCAAACCAGCTTGTCTCAGCCTCTTCACGCTCTTGTACAACGCGAACAGAATGCGGCATCTTTAAGAGAATTTGGCGAATACGCTCGTAGTTTTCACGACGTTTTTGATGAATTTCATCGAACTTGCCTAACTGAACCAAGCCAACTGCACCCTGTAAATCAAGAGGCTTTAAGTTATAGCCAATGGTGCTAAAAACATACTTGTGATCCACTGGGGCATCGTAGCCTTCCAGCCATTTATCAAAGCGATTTCCGCAAGTGCCATTGGTAAGCAAGTTGCATTCACCCACGCAATAGCAATCACGCCCCCACCAAGCAAAGCTACGAGCAAGCTTGTTGAAACCAGGAAGAGAAGACGAAACCATCCCGCCTTCCATTGTCGTGATGTGATGAGCTGGGTAGAACGAACAAGAAGATGCGATGAAATATTTAGAAAGCCATTCACCCTTCCATTTGCTACCAAGCGAGTCGCATCCGTCCGCAATAGCAACAATATTGTGACGCTCGCAAATATCAACTAAACGATCAATGTTATAAGCATTGCCTAATACTGGACTACTGAAAACTGCAACAGTTTTTTCGTTAATAACAGCCTCTACTTCATCCAAGTCCCAATTGAGACTATTCCACTCAATATCTACAAAACGCGGAACCAAATTGTTCTGCAAAATAGGAGCAATGGTAGTAGGAAATCCCACTACGCTCACAATAATCTCAGCCCCATCGGGCCAATTGAAATATTGCTTCAGAGCGGCAATCATCACCAGATTGGCGGAGCTGCCACTATTTACCATCAAGCTTTCAGAGAAGCCAAATTTCTTGGAAAACTCTCGCTCAAACTTGGCTACGTTCGGCCCCGAAGGCAGCCATCCACCGCCTTTTAGACAGTCAATAGCAGCATCTATTTCGGCG